GGTTATTACTCACCAGAAACAAAAAGAAAGAGTGAGGTGGCTTATATCATATCTCAACAGAATATGTCCAAACAGGAGTTCTCTGTTGATGATGAAAAAAGGATGGTATACTCACCACTTATGATACCAAATATTCTTATACCAAGATTGGATGAAGATACAAATGAAAAATACTTTGTTAAGTTCACCCCATCTGTTATAGAAAAAATACAAAACCTTTATATGATTGAAAAAAGATTAGACCAAACAAACTATGAACATACTGAAGAAAAGATAGAATCAGTGGTTATGGTGGAAAGTTGGTTAGTATCTGGTGAATCAGATAAGGCATATCAATTAGGTTTCAGCAGGGGTGATATACCTGATGGGACTTGGATGGGTGGATTTAAGGTATTAAGTACACCTGAAGGCGATAACATCTGGAATAACTATATCAAGACAGGCAGGGTAAAAGGGTTCAGTGTAGAAGGTAATTTCTTAATGAACTTTTCACGTCTAAAAACTGATGAGTATTTATTAGATGAAATCATAAACATTATTAAACAAATAACAGATTAAAAAGATTATGGATGCAACAACAGCAATCAATAATATCCGCAAAATGTTAGGATTACAATTTAAGAAAGAGACCTTCAAGTCAACTTTCCTTGTTGATGGAACTACAGAGGTTACAAACAACATGGAAGAAGATTTTCAAGTAGGTCAAACTCTTTATGTAGTCAAAGAATCCACACTTGTACCAGCACCTGAAGGTAGTCATACTACAAGAGATGGTATGGTTGTTTCAGTTGATACTGAATCTACCATCATCGCTATTGTATCAGAAGACAAATCAACAGACGCAGAGGTAGAACAGGAAGCAAGTAAAGATATGGTCTACACCGAAGCAAAAGACAGTCAAGGACAAATCCTTGAATCAAGTACTTTTGATGTTGGTGAAGATGTATTTTTGGTTAAGGATGATGGTAGTAAAACACCAGCACCTGATGGCGAACACCAAGTGGTATTGAAAGATACAAGTGGAAATGAGAACAAGATTAGAATTATGGTAAAAGATGGTAAAATCATCCAACGTGAAAATGTTGAAGGTATGATGAAACCAGAAACTATGACTACTGATTTCTCTAAAGACATTGAAGATATTAAATTATCATTAAACAACCTCCTTGAACTGGTTGGTTCTATGAACGGAAAGTTTAAGACCGAGTTTAACTCATTAAAAACCGATTTTGAATCATTTAAGAAATTACCTGAAAGAAAGGCTGTAGAAGAAAAGAAACACTACACTGAATCTTTTGCGGATTACAGATTAAACTTGATTAAGAATCAATTAAAAAAATAAATTAAAATAATGGAAAACAATAAGAAAAAATTATCATTTTCGTATGACCTTTCAAATTTACCCGTGTACAATTCTTATGGCTCGGATATGTTGATTAAGGCGATTTTAGGGCTTACACTGCCTAAATATGCGAGCATACGCGCAAATTTGAAAGGTACTACTGAAAAAGTAGGTTTTGTAACAAACGATATTTATTTACAGGATTTGAGTTGTGGATTTGACCCATCAGGTACAACTACACAATCATTAGTAACTGTAGATTTATGTAATAAAAAATTGAATCAGACTTTATGTCCATACAGTCTCTATGATACCTATTTAAGTCAGTCATTATCAAATGCTAACTTTCACGAATCGGTTCCATTTGAGGAGGTGATATTAACAGACATTTCTAACAGAATTGCTAACCAAGTTGAAAAACAACTTTGGCAGAACACTACCACTACTGGTGGAACTTATGGTTCAGCATGTTTTGCGGGAGTAGGACAACTCGTAACCAGCGGAAACGGGGCTACCCAAATCGCATATTCTGCTGCTACTCCGTCCACAGGATTGGACGTATTTACTACGATTTACCAAAATATCCCAAGTAATGTATTGCACATGGACGATTTAACAATTTTTACATCGTATTCTAACTATAGAGGTCTCGTTGCAAGTATGAGGAACAACAGTTTTGTCAACCTATTTACGATGGATACTGCTGGTTCTACAAGTGGTGAGGACTGGGCATTGATGTTACCGGGTAGCAATGTCAAAATCGTTCCAACTGTAGGTTTAGATGGTGTTTCTGCATACTACGCAGGTCCTGCTTCTTACTACATGGTTGGTATGAATGCTGAGATGCAAACAATCAAAGCAATCTATGACCCTTTTGAGGACATCGTAAAAATTAACGCACACGTAACATACGGATTAGGTATCTTTGATGTTGCTTCTTTCTGTGTTTGTAAATAATCATTAGTGTTTCTGTTTGGTTGTTTCTCCTTTCTATTACCATACAAAGTTAAGGAAAGTAATTGGAACAACCAAACAAACACATAAAATAAATTAAAAAAATATAAAATAGAAAAATTATGGCAGCATGTTATATTTCTACTGGCTACACTCTTGATTGTAGAACGTCCTCTACAGGGGGCATCAAGACCATGTGGGTGCTTGGTGGAGTGGGCAATGAAATCACTGGTTATACAGTTACTAATTCACAGGTTACAGCAATCGGTGGTGTTGGTACTTGGTTTCAATTCCAACTTCCGAAGCAGTCTGGTTCTTTAAGTGAAACACTTGGAATCAACACTGTATCACAGTCAGTAACGTTCCAACCAGAGGTGGTTGTTAATTTACCGAAACTAAATACTACCCTTCGTGACACATTTGTTGACTTGGTATCTCAAAACTCAATCTATGTTTTGATAGAAGATAACAACAATCGTTATTGGTTGGTAGGTTTGGATAATGGACTTTTGGTTACAGCAGGTTCATTGAACTCAGGTCAGGCTTATACGGACCTTAACGGAGCAACCGCTCTTACAATGACTGGTGGTGAACCAACATCTATCCGTGAGGTTGATGTTACTACAACTATCGCAGCAGTATTTACTGCGGGTGGTTTCACGTTCCAATCATAAAAAAATACAAGATAA